ATATGGAACAGCACCAGTAGTAACAGTTGCTCATCCATCGGTTGGAGCTGCGGCAACTGCAACGATTGGTGCTGGTGGAACAGTTACAAAATTAACACTTACTAATCCAGGAACTGGATATACTGGAATCCCATCAGTCAGTGTGAGTTCTCCTGGAATAGGAACGACAGCAATTGTTACGGCAACAATATCCGGTGTTGGAACAGTAAGTTCACTAACAATCACAAACCCAGGATCTGGGTATACTGTTGCACCCACAATTACAATCTCAAATCAAGATTCAATAAAAGATTCAACATTAATCAGAGCAACTGGTATTTCTTCCATTGGATTAGTTGGATCTGATATTTCAGTCAGATCAATATTTATTTCAAATCCAGGAATTGGATATACACAGGAACCAACTGTTACAATTGCAGACCCAGAGGGAATGACTGGTCTAGGTACATATTTGTTTAATGAAATAGTAAGAGGATCTAGATCAAAAACACAAGCAAGAGTTAAAAGTTGGGACAAAGATACGAAAATACTTGAAATTTCAAATGTGAGTATTGGAACAACTCAACGTGGATTTTTTGTTGGTGAATCAATTATTGGCACAGAGTCGGGTGCAATTTATAGTGTTGATGCATTTAAAGGATTTAATCAAATGGATGTCAATGATAAATATAATCAAAATGATGAGATTGAGGAAGAAGCTGATCTCATTTTAGATTTTTCAGAATTAAATCCTTTTGGTAATTACTAATGTTAGGAACTTATTATTATCATGAAATTATAAGAAAGACCATTATATCTTTCGGAACATTATTTAACCAAATTCATATTCGTCATAGTGAGCAAAATGGTACTAACTTTAGTGATATTCGAGTCCCCATTGGATATGGTCCGAAACAAAAGTTTTTAGCAAGAATTAAACAACAACCAGAATTGAATAAAGCAACTCAAATTTCATTACCAAGAATGTCTTTTGAGATGAATTCGATTTTATATGATCCAACTAGAAAATCGAGTATTGTTCAGACGTTTAAAACAAATGATGATGGTGGAAATATAAAAAAAGTATTCATGCCCGTTCCATATAATATTGGATTTGAATTGAATATTCTAACAAAACTAAATGATGATGCTTTACAAATTATTGAGCAGATTTTACCCTATTTTCAACCGGCACTTACTTTGACCGTTGATTTAGTTGAATCTATTGGTGAAAAAAGAGATATTCCAATGGTCCTTGATAAAATTTCTTTTCAAGATGATTATGAGGGAGACTTTTCAACAAGAAGAGCATTAATTTATACTTTAAATTTTACAGCTAAAACTTATCTGTTTGGTCCAGTTGCAGATAGTTCTGATGGACTAATCAGAAAGGTACAAGTTGATGTATATTCAAACACAGACACCAGAAATTCAACAAGAGAGTTAAGATATACTGTTACACCAAAAGCAAAGCAAGATTACAATAATGATGGTCAAATAACTAGTGCAGATGATCCATTCGTAGAACCAGATGATGATTTCGGATTCAATGAAAATTTTGAGTTCTTTGGAGGGGACTCGAAAGATTTTAGTCCAACTCGCAAAATAGACATTTAATATATTATGAACAGTAGTTATGATGGTTTAGATGAGGCTCTTAATGTGAAGAGTGAAATTATAAATGTTGAAAAGGGAGGGCAACTTGAAAAAGTTACGTCTTCCGATAACGGGGACATTAAAAAAGATTATGAATATACAAGAGCGAATCTTTATTCCCTAATCGAAAAAGGACAAGAGGCAATTAATGGAATAATGGAAGTTGCTGGTGAGGGTGGCAGTCCAAGAGCATATGAAGTTGCCGGTCAATTAATAAAAAGTGTTGGTGACGTAACAGATAAATTAATAGATTTGCAGAAAAAACTCAAAGATGTTGAAGAAGACTCAGGTAAGATACCAAACACAGTGACTAATAATGCATTATTTGTAGGGTCAACTTCCGAATTATCAAAACTACTTAAACAAGGATTTCTAAATAATAAAGAGTAATATCTTTTTTCAATGAGTTGGTCTAACAAATATAAAAGATCAATAAACTGCGATAATCCTAGTGGATTTTCTCAGAAAGCTCATTGTGCTGCTCGTAAAAAAAGAGCAAAGGGTGAAGAAACAAAATCAAAGTCACCTTTCAGTGAAATGAACGATCCTCGCATTCCAAAGAAACCAGGACAACCAGATAAGTCTGATAAACACTCTGATCTCTATACAGATGAAGATCCGAAAGGAACAATTCACGGATTGGGATTTAAGGATGTTGCAACTGCAAAACAAAGTGTATCAAAAATAAGAAACTCTGGAAGATCTCATGCTCATAAAATTCAAGCAGCAATTGCTATGGAACAAAGAGCAAGAGTGATGGGAAAGACTTCTGAAGCTGCTATTTTTAGAAAATTTATTAACTCAATGAAAAAGAAAACAGAAGAAATGAACGAGGAAAAAAAGAGGAATAGGTGTAAACCAGGAAACTATTATTGCTATACAGATAAAAAGTGTAAACCAATTCCTATTGGATATATGATAGGTCGTGATGGTATGCTTGAGAAAGAAGATGATTCTGAGAGCAATGGTTCTAATGGAAATGGTTCTAGTATATCTGAAGAAGGTCTCCGTGATTGGTTTGGCAAGTCTAAATCAAAGGATGGTAAAGGTGGTTGGGTTAATGTCGTAACTGGTGGCACGTGTGCAAGTGATGAACCAGGAGAAGGAACTCCAAAGTGTGTCTCTTCTGCAAAGAGAGCAAGTATGACAAAGGCAGAAAGACTATCTGCCGCAAGAAGAAAGAAGGTAGCAGATCCTGGACAACAGGCAAAAACTGGCGCTGCAAAACCAACTTATGTCTCAACTGATTCACCAAGTAAAAAAAGACGGAAAAGAAAAACACGTAAAGAAGAAACTGATTTAGTAGGACTAATTGAGAAAAAACTTTGCAATCACACTAAAAAGGGCACATACTGCCCATGTCACGGAAATGAGGAGTGCCCAACAGTGTCAAAGACAAGAGATCACGAGTATTCGATGGCTCGTTCAGAACTATCTACAATAATTGATGCTGCCAAGAGACTGAGAAAAAAAATGGCAAAGGGTGAAGGAAACGTAGAGGCATGGGTGCAATCAAAGATCACAAAAGCCGCTGACTACATAGATACAGCAGCAGATTACGTTGACAGTGGAGAAATGAACGAAGAATCAGACAGAAAGGGTAAAGGTAGTGGCACAAAGGATGCCTGTTACCATAAGGTCAAGTCAAGATATAGCGTCTGGCCCTCTGCATATGCCTCTGGAGCACTAGTGAAATGCCGTAAGGTAGGTGCTGCTAACTGGGGTAACAAGAGTGAGGCATATGTGCTTTCTAATTGGAGAGATGATTTCTTTCCAACTGATATTGAAACCGTAAATATTATTGAACCAGAATCGCTGAAACCAAGTGGATCTAAAGGCGAACAACTTGATGAAAAGTGCTGGCCTGGATATAAGAAAAAAGGAATGAAGACAATGTTTGGAAAAAGATATCCAAACTGTGTAAAGAAAGAAGGATTCTCTAATTGGAGATCTGAACTACAGATTTCAGAATTACTAGAAGATTGGCAAGAAAAAAATCGTAAAGATGGAGTTGATGGATTAAGTCAATCAACAGTGGATGCTTATCGCCGTGAAAATCCAGGTTCTAAACTTCAAACCGCAGTAACCGAAAAAAAGCCTACTGGCAAAAGGGCTGATCGTCGCAAGTCTTTTTGCCGTCGTATGAAAGGTATGAAAGCAAAACTAACCTCTGCAAAAACTGCAAGAGACCCAGATTCAAGAATTAATAAGGCTCTACGTCGCTGGAATTGTAATTAAATTTTTTTATGACTGATAATGTATACCTTGGCAATCCGCTGCTTAAAAAGGCAAATACTCGGATAGAATTTACAAAAGATCAAATTATTGAATTTTTAAAATGTAAAGAAGATCCAGTTTATTTTTCCA